TTATTCTTTTCGACTATTTAGATATTTCCTCAATTTTGACCAATTCATTTTCAGAGCAATAAATAAATATACTAATATGGCAATAGAGAAGGTTAAAGAAATTATAATTAATGTTTGAGACTGAAAATTAATGAATGAATTAAGAAGAAGGATTGCTCCTATTAAAAATATACTTAAAATAATTAATAGGAAGTTACTTAGAAAAAAAGTAAACATTCTTGTTTTGTGAGATTTATATGTAAATACGTTAGAAACGTCGAAATGTTGTATATTGCTATTATAGTAATATTCTAATTTTGTATTGATAATATCTTCTGAGTTTTTTATGATTCTTATATCACTTTTAGGAGAATCTATAGTGCAAATATAATAATCTTTATATTTTTGTAGAATATAAAGTCTTTTACCACTATTGTTATAATTTTCGATATAATAACAATCTTTATTTGAAAAAGATGAAAGAAAAATATATATAGCAGAAAACATAATGATAAAAAGTGAGATTTTGGTAAAATACATAAGTCTTTCTTTGGGATTATTTAGTACATTATTTATTTGTTCAGGTTCATGATGTACTAAATCTAAGGAAATTAATACAATTAAACATGTAGAGATAATTATAAATAGTATAAATTTTAAAATTTTTGTTATTGCAAACATTTGATTAATGTCAATTGTTTTTAAAAACTTATCTCTGGAAATTGAAACTATAATAAAAATTGAACCAATTATACAAGATGATAGAAGTGGTATTAATAAAGCTGTTATGTCAATTTTCATACTATGCTCCTTTTATAAATATTTAACTATTTCTTTTTGTGTACTAGGGTATAAATGCCCGTATCTGTTCATGACTTCGGTTGTGTCAGCATGTCCTAATCGTTGGGCTATTATCATTATGTTAGCACCATGATTGATTAAATGTGATGCGTGGCTATGCCTTAATTCATGGATAACAATACGTGGGAATGTTTGTCCGTCTGGTAAGTTATCATCTAATACATTTAGTGCAGTTGTAAACCACCTATCAATTGTTGATTCACTGAATGACTTAAAGAACGTTCCAAATAATACATAATCATCTTTATAAATATTTTTATCCTTATACCATGACTGATATTCTGTTAGATTGTCCATAACATGTTGTGGCAAGTATATATCACGTATCGCTGCTTTAGTTTTAGGCGTTGTTACAGTACCATGATAATCAGTTTTATCTATGTGGATATAGTTATCACTAAAGTTGATATCACACCATGTAATAGCCCTTATTTCGCCTTTTCTAGCCCCACTATAAAATAATAGTTTAAAGAAAAGTTTTTGTTGAATAGTTGGTAATACTTCCACAAACTCATTAAATTGTTCAACAGTCCAATAGTTCAATCTTTTGTTTGATTCTATCTCAAAATTACCTACAAGAGATGCTACATTTTGTTTTAGATCGTGATACTTCATAGCATGGTTAAGAATAGATACAAGAAATACATGCATCTTCTTTAAATATTCCCCAGAGTGTCCCTCTTTTAATTTCTTATTTTGAAATTTCATAATTGCTTTTGTATCAAGTTGATATACGTCTATTTTCTTAAAATATGGAAGTAGATGATTATTAACGTGTGTCATTAATGCCTTATAGCTGGATTGCTTACGTCTTGCTGAATACCAATCAGCATATTCTTGTACTAATTCATCAAATGGCAACGTATCAATATTTCCTATGCCCTCTAATTCATCTAATAGCTCATTACACCTCTTAACTGCCTCTTTACGCTGTGAAAAGCCACTACGTCTTATTTCTTGACGTGTATTTGTTTCATCATAGTATTTGATACGGAAATAGTAAGTACCACGTTTAGCATCTTTATATATGTTGTGTGAAAGTTTTAGATCGTGATTCAATAAATATCACCTACTTTATTCAATTAAACTGTCTAAATTATTTCTTTCCCTAAAATCATCAATATAATGTAGAATGTCTTCGTATTTATCTGAAATATTAGATAGAAATTCATCAATATTTTTATCATCCAAATACTTTTTAGCTTTTGAATCATCGTGGTATTCAACAACTAATTCCTGAGCGTTCAATGTACGTCTGAAAGCAAATTCCGTTAAAGAATCAAGATCTCTATCTCCTAAATCTAATTCTAATTGTAAATAATGTTCTAAAAGTCTATTAAATAAATTAGGGTCAAAGGAGTCGCTACCTCTTTCATTAAAAGATATTATCAAACCGGATGCAGTAGACATCAATTTATCATATAAATCTTTGTCGTAATCTAAACCATTTTCTCGCAAAATTCCGTTGATTTTCTCTTTAGCTATATTTTCTAACATTACTAAAAAATCACCATATAATAATTGATCAACACTAATATTCCCAAATTCCGATATTTTTTTTAACCTTTCTGCATTCGGTAAAGTTTTGCCTTTTTCCCACATTGCTACATTACCTTTACTTGCTGAAAAAATTTCTCCAAATATCTCTTGAGTTTTCCCACTTTGTAGCCTAATATTTTTAATTCGTTCACCAACCAGCTTTTTGTCATACATTAAGAGCTCTCCTTATACTAATAATTAACTATATAAGGATATGATAAATTAAAAGTTCTAAAATGTACAATGTTTTCGTTGACTTTATAAATGATAACATGCTAAGATAATTTTGTAAGTTCTAAAAAGTTCTAAAAAGATGGTTGTTCTTACAAAAAAATTTAATATATTGTTCTAAAAAGTTCAAAGGAGGAATTGTTATGACAAAAAATTGGAGTCTATACATTGCTAGAAATGAAGCAAAACAATCACAAGGTTATGTGGCTAAGAAATTAGGTATTTCACCACAAAGATACCAGCTTAAAGAAAGTGGTAAAGCTAACTTCACAATTCCAGAAGCTCAAATTTTATCTGAGTTATACGGTATGACGTTAGATGAGTTATTCAGTAATGAAATTAAAATTGAATCATAGGAGGGCTTAAAAATGCTAGATAATTATTTTAATGAACTCAACAAACGTGAACAACAAGCATACTTGTATGGACGTTCTGAATATGAAGTAGAAATCGTGAAATGGCTAAATACTAAATATGGTGAAATAACACAAGAAACCAAATTGGGTGTGAGTGCTGAAGTTGTATTGAATAATTTTATGGCTTCTTTATCAGACAAGATTCAAATTGAAGTTTGGGAAGGTCAAAACAAAAAGCAATTAATGGAGGAAATTTAAATGAAAAATGAATTATTTGAAATAGTTAATTTGAAAGATGATATGGAGATTCTGCAAGAAAAATTTGATGATTTGATACAAAGTAATCAATGGTTAATTGAGGAACATTTTTGTAGTGATCGTTTAAAGAGTAAAGATGAAATGATGAAACATGGGATAGGATACTATGAACAGCGAATTAGATTGACTCAATCGCAAAAACTACTTGAAGTTTATCAGAAGGAAATGGACGAATTAATTTTTAAACTTGATTCAGAATTGAATAAATTGCATGAAGAAGGTGCTGAAAATGACTAAATACTTATGTCTTATAGCAATGATGAGCATTTTAGGTATAACCCTCATGCTTATAGGATTATCAACTATCCAAGCTATTTATTTTGCCTGTTTATTAAGCAGTATTACATGCTGGGGACTAATTCTATTATCAGAAATAAAAAGACCTCAAGTAGCGCCAACTACTAAAGGTCATAAAAATAATTAATACACCGAATATGTATTGATTATACCACAAACCATGAATTATTTGGAGGGGTATAGACATGAGTTATAAACCGATAAAGATAGAAAATGATGTGAATATAACTATTCTCGAATATAAAAATGTGTATGCAGACAGCTTTAAGAAAGAGCATCATATCAAATACTCTGATTTAGTTAAAAAGTTATCAATACCAGCAATTAGTGAGGATAAATACGAACGTGGCGTATTCCTAGCTGGGACTAATAGCGATGATAAAAAAATTAGAAACGATGCCAATATGATTGATAGGAACATGCTCATTCTTGATTATGATGATCTAGCTGATGATATAGATTTTTTAGAGACAGTTAATAATAAACTGGGAAATGTTGCTTACATGATTTACTCAACATTCAATCACACTTATAAGGGTAGTCGCTATAGGTTATTGATACCTATTAGCAAACCACTTAAAGCTACATTGTACAGGAAAGCTATTCAAATTTTTGGTGAGTTGATTGGATTATCATACGACAAAGCGAGTGAAGTACCAAGCCAAGCTATGACGTACAGTGTTAAGCAAAATAAGGAGTCTGCTTTTGTATTTGAATACAACGATAAGCCTATTCTAGATTACGACTTTCTAATGAAAGCTACAAAGCAACACAAATCAAGAAACTATAGCAACACTAAGCGTACAGAAGCTTTCTGGGACGATGTAGCAGAGGGTGTAGTAATTGGTAGTAGAAACCAAACTTTGACGTCTTTAGTGGGTTTATTGCTTGCTAAGAATATAGGGGATAAATTAGCGTATTGGCTTGCCTACTCATATAATCAAACGTTATGTACACCACCATTAGCAGAAAAGGAACTCAATAAAATATTCACTAGTATCTATAAAAAACATTACAGAATAAACATAAAGGAGTGATGATTGTTGAAAATACCTAATGAGATCGATGAACTAATTAATGAGAAAAAAGAAGTGTTAGAGCACGACATCATTCCAGAAAATTACAAAGTTGGAGATAATGGTTGGTTATATAAAATGGTTGAAAAAGGTCGTGGCGATGATAAAGAAATCGTACCTATACTCATAACGTCTACACCACCATTTATAACAAAGCAACTAAAAGATATTGAAAGTTTAATCATCAGTTACGAAATGAAGTTTAAGAAAGCTGGTGAATTTACGACATTACCAGTACAAGCAACTGAAATTGCTGATAGTAAGAACATTATAAATCTAGCTAATAAGGGGCTTGATGTAGATACTATTAATCGTACTGAAATGGTGCAATTCATATCAATGTTTAAGCGATTGAATAATATACCTGATGAAACCATAGCTACTAGATTAGGGCAAGTAAAAGGTCATTTTATCCACCCTTTAATAAATGATGATATAAGGCTTGTCATACACGAAGAAGGCTATAAACAGCTTGCTAATGCTTTTAAAACAAAAGGTAATATCGAAGATTATGCAGAAAAAGTATTTAAACCAATCAAACATAGTCCAATGGTTATGACATTCGTATATGCATCGTTAGGCTCAATACTATTACACGATTTTAACGTAGATCCGTTTGTAGTAGACATGGCGAGTAAAACCAGCACGGGTAAGACAACAGCTTTAAGAGTTGCTAGCAGTGTATGGGGTACTGAAAGACTTATAAACGAGTGGAACACGACACCTATTGATTTAGAACGTAAAGCGAGTATCTTAAATAGTTTTCCAAGTATGTACGACGACACACGTAAAGCTAAAGCATACTTATTGAGTGACGTTGTTTATCAATTCAGTGGTGGTAAGAGTAAAGGTCGTGGAAATGTGCAGAGTGTCGATATCGTAAAGAATTGGAACAACATATTACTAAGCACTGGAGAAACATCAATAGTTGAGTATGGCAATGAGAAAGCTGGAGTGAGTGCCAGAGTAATAACATTACAAGACAATCCATTCAATGATGATGTGAATATAAGAGCGTTATACGAAGGAATAGAGAGCAATTACGGTCATTTAGGACTAGCGTTTATAGAACAATATAGTAAGCAAAAAGCGTCCTATAAAGATAACTTTAAAGCGTATGAAGGTATATATATTGAGAAAGCTGGAGAAAACGAAGTCATGCAACGTGTAGCAAGATATTTTGCAGTATTAATGGTAGCAGGCGAAATATTAAACGACATTGCAGGCTTTGAACATGATCATTATAAAAATGTTGATACTGCATTTCACAGAATGTTAGAGAGCAACAAGACATTAGATAAACCTAGAGAAATGTTAGAAGGATTATTAGAAGAATTAGATGCAAGTAGAAATAGTATAACTGGTGCTGGATATGGTGAAGTATACAATACCGAATTAAAGGCGATATTCCATAAAGATTACTTGTGTGTGTTATCTAAACCAATGAAAGATTATTTAGGGCATGAGGTAAGAACAATCACAAAAGAATGGGAAGAACGAGGGTATTTAAATGTTGGTGCAGATAGAATCGTGAAACAAGTTAAACATAATGGAAAGAGATATATAGGTTATGCGATTAAGAAAGATATTATTCAAGAACTAGGCTTTGACTTTAGAAATGAAAAACTATAGTACAACAAGTACAACATGGGTACAACTTAAATAAAAAAACGTTGTACTCTCAAAAGGTTGTTATATCAACTGTTTTAAGAAGTATTTGAATAGCGGTACAACAAGTACAACATATTTTATAGAGCATATATATTATAAGATTTAATCTACATTAGACTAACTAACTATATATATGTATGTTGTTTGTGAAAAACGATGTACTCGTTGTACTAATGATAATAAATACCTATATATAGGCGTTTATCCAGTACAACAATAAATTTTTTAAGTGGTACTCACGTTGTCCTAATGTGGTACTACAAAAAAACTTAATATAAAAAAGGAGAAAATAAAAATGACTAAACCAATAAATCACGCACTGGAATTATTAAACAAGCTACAAGTATATCGAAAAATGACAAAGACCAAAGATGGAGTAATAAAATCAGAATTGGCTTGTCTTCAGAGGATACCAATTAATGATGAATGTGCACCAAGTAGATTAAATCTAAAAAAGTACATTTATTTAAACTCAAGAGATCTAACGTTAAATGAGATAGAAGATGTAATCAAAGCGCTGCAAGTAATCGCACCCACCGTAATTAATGATGGTAATAAAAAGAATGTTATTAAAGAGATTGAACAAATTAATAAAGTTGCTAATTATACATTTATAGCATAAGGAGGGTTTTATATGAGTAGTTATCAAGATTCAAGTTGAACTTGATAAGAAATAAAAAGCTAAATAACAGAAAGAAGGAATGTAAATGGTAAAAACTCTAGAAAAAGCAAGGGTGCGTGAATTACCCACAGATCACTCCCAAGTTTTCAATGTGATAACAAACGCACCTAATAAGTATATTACAAGAGACAAAGTCTTAAGACAATTACGTCTTGAAATTAATCAAGCAAATTATCGCTGGTTAGCAAGTATTATTAGCGACCTAGTATTAAGGTTTAAATATCCGATTGGTAGTTGTCGTACGAGGGAAAAAAGAGGCTATTATATCATCACGAGTAAGCAAGATAAAGATGATGCAATCAACACGCTTGAAAGTATTATAAAGGGCAATATCAAACGTTTAGAGGCAGTACAATCGATTAAAGTTAAAGATGAAAAGGGGAATGAATGGTGAAATCTAATTATTTATTTGATGAGTACAATAAAGAATTAAACAAACATAATGATGAAATAACTTCATTAGAAAATGATATCGGAAGAATTAAGGATAAAATTGTAGAACTGTCTATTAAATATAAGGAGTTTGTTAAAAATGGTAACGAGGAACAGGCAGATACTCTTTTTAATGAAATTGAAATATTAGAGGATAGTAAGGTAAAATCACTAAAACGTTTATCTACAAAAAATGAATTACTAGAAAGTTTAAAAAAGGAAAAACTTAGAGAATTATTATTAAACAGAAAAACACTACCAAATTTATATGAAAATGAAAAGTTGAAAGCAATGAATAAACTAGACAAAGCAATTGATCAATTTAATATTGTTTTAGATGAGATCAATTCATTGAATGAAGAATATGCAAAAGACATGCATAAATTCGATTCATGGATAGATCGCTATAATATGAGAAAAGATGATGTGTTTAGAAAAGAATACGGAAGAGTAATCGCTCTGTATATTGAGAGTAATTTAATTAGTCCAAACATTATAAGATTTGACGAAAATAAAAAATTGGAGGTAGTAAAGTAATGGAATTCAGTAAAACGTTAGAAACTATAAACAATATGGAGTTAGAAGATGAACAAAGATTAGCACTATTAGAATCAGTCAAAGAAGACGTGAACTTTGAAGAAACACGTAATTTGGAAAACATACCTTCAATAGAAGATTTAGCACAAGAAATCAATATTAGAAAAAATTAATTATAACAGCCAAGCCTTAATTGGTTTGGCTTTATTAATATAAGAACCTAACAAAACCATACATTCCAGACAGTTTTAAAAAGGTATAAATAATAGAATGAGGTGTTATTTTGACTAAGCTAACTTCAAAAGAAGAATTATTTGTGAATTATTTAGTTTCTGGTAAATCGCAACGCCAAGCCTATATTAGTGCAGGGTATAACGTTAAAAACAAAAACGATGTATATATTGATAATAAAGCATCTCAACTCTTTAATAAGCCTAAGGTAATGGATAGGTTTAATGAATTGATGAATGTTTTTATTAATAAGTCTATATGGACGAGAGAAGAAGCAATTCACCAGTATTTATGGCTTTTAAATAAATCTAAAAATCATATAGATCAGTACGGTATTTCTTATGCATCTAGCAATGCTTATCTAGGTGCTCTAAAAGGTTTAAATAAATTATCATTTGAAACAACTGTTAAAGGAAGTAAGATACAAAAAGAAATTGAACTGCTCAATAAAAAAATTGATGGCATGAGTAGTAATAACAACATAGAGGACAAAATAGAAAGTTATTTTAATTTATTATCTAGTTCGAATTAAATAAAGGAGTGGTTAAATGCTACCAGACTTTGAAAAAAATAAGTTCACAGAGTATGAGTTATTGATGAAGTTTAACCCGAAAATTATAAATAGTAAGATTAAAGCTATGAATATGCAAATAGAGTGTATGTATCACTTAAATATGTCGCATGTTATCACTGATGAAAATGGGCGATTGGTATCTACTTCTTATCCACTAGACAAGTTGGTTATATATATCGTTGAAGAAAAGAATAAGCTGGGCTACTACAAGCGTAAGTCTAATGAAAGATTAAAGATATTAAAGCGAGTAATCAGTTCGTATACATTACAAGAGCAAAGGAATATCATGCGTTATATGGCTACTAACGGGCGTGTAAAAGACTTTGATGTGATTGATAGGTTACAAGTTGATTTGTATAAAGCGTGTCATAAAACAAGCGATATAGAGCAGATAAAGCCTATTAATGATGTAGCAACTTTTAATGTGGAGGATAAGGCATGCACTGTATAGATGATAAGCAGGCAATGAAAGAGTTTATCTCTAATTACCACAAGTTAGCTAAGCCTATTAACTACCAAGAGGAAGATTTAGACACATTCTTTAATCTGAATGATGATACTGAAATTATGCACGATCATGATATAGATGCGCATATACGGTTTAATGAAATAGAATCGATTGTTGAGAAGGTAGCCAGCGATAAAGAATATTTTATATTCTTATTGTTAAGTGAGGGCAAGACATATAGAGAAGTAGGTAAGTATTTTAATTTAAGTGGTGAGCGTGTGAGACAAATCTATAATGAAATGATTGAGAGATTGCCTTAATGGTGATCTCTTTTGTTTATTTAGAAGGTTACTAATGTTTTAGGTAGTTATAATAGTAGTATTTATGAAGAAAAAATTGTGTGGATCAATAATATAAATCAAGGAAAAGAACATCCGGAACTATCAATGATTAACAAAAACTAAAGTTTAAAAGCATTTAATTGTTGTAATAAGGGGGATAAATTGTATAATGAATTTACAGAGAAAAATAATCGTTGACTAAACGTTTTGATAAGAGGATAATTCAAATAATGACTTGATAGATACACTAAGGAGGTAAGCCTTATGGGAAAAGTGTTATCATTTGTAGACTTTTTCGAAGTTCTCAATCTTTTAGGTGAAAGACCAAATAATAAAATTAGTAGATTCCTGAAGCTATCAGAAGAAATTATGCTTTCTATAGTAGATAAACAAAAACAATATGAGAATGAAATTAAATGGTTTAACAATCATTTTGAAAGAATTTTAAAGGAAATATATTTATTAAATAACGAAGAACTTTGTTCAAATTTATTAGATATTACTAATGAAGAATTAGAAGTTATTAAGTCTTTTGATGAAAATGATGAAACAAAGATTTTTATTTTTATAGATATATTATTAAGTATGGATGACAATATCGAGTATATAAACAATAATACACATATTATAGATGTATATAAAAATGAAAGTTACGAAGTATATAACCCGGATGTTTACGAAAGAGTGGCAATGTAATGAAAGACAATTACCATATACAATTAAATAATTTCGAACTACAAGCTATGAATTTTATGAAAAAAAAGAAATATAATAATGAAATTAGTAAATTAGAACCCAATTATAAGGTGTTAATTAAAAAAGGTGATGGATCAATAAAAGAGGGTATATTAGTTGTTACTTTAGAAAATGATTTTTTTGATATGAAAGTTATAGTAAAAGGACAATTTGAAAATATTAATGGTGAAAATATTGAAAATGAAACATTAAGTAAATTAATCGTTCCATTACTTTTACCATTAACTAGACCTATAATTCATAATCAACTAATTCAATCTGGT